AATGCAAATTTATTTTTACAAAAAATACCAAAAGTAATTGATTCTGGATCTTTTATTGATTTAAATACAAACGATAGAATGTATACTATTAATCAATTATTAGGTATATTTTATAATGTTTCAATAAATGGAGTTTTAAATTATGAAAGGCTAAATTTAAGTAATAGTTTTGTAGGAAATATTAAATTACCAGTAATTCCATACAATACAACCTATAAAATTGCAACATATTCAAATTTTGTTAAAACTATTGGAGGAGATGCTAATGTATTTGTATTAAATACTGTTTTAGATATTAATCATAAAAAAGATAATTTAATTGATGAACTACAAAGATTATTAGATAATACAAATACTAAAATTGAGCAGACTCAATATGAAATTACTAATTATAATAATGTTAATGCAATGATTGCTCAAATATCTTTACGTCCAGAAACAGCAGTTGTAAGTTGGATTGAAAAACTAGGTATATATTTTGCAGATTATTTTGAATTCTATATTGGTGGGCAATTAATAGAAAGAATTGAAGATGATTATATGAATTGTATAAGTGAATTATATATTACACCAGATATTTTACGATCTTTTACTAAGATGATTGGACAAGATGTTAAATTAATATTAAAGAAATCAACTTTAGGAAAATATATTTTATATATAGATATACCATTTTACTTTAATAGTTATAAAAAGAATAGTGGATTATCAGTGCCAATTATTGCTTTATTATATAATAAATTAAATTTAAAATTTAATATAAAAAAATTACAAGATTTACTGATTAATTTGCCTTATACAACAGTTAAAAGATTATCAAAATTAAAAATGACATTGATGGCAGATTATATTTTACTTGATTCAGATGAAAGAAGAAGATTTGCAGAATCTAAACATGAATATATAATTGAACAAATTCAATATTCTAATTATACAAGTTCTCAACTTTCAATACAAAATATAATTAAATATAATTTTAAAAATCCAACAAAGATGATGATTTGGTTTGCTCAATTAAAAGATAAACAAAATAAACAACAATATTATAATTATACTGCGGATGACTATTACATTGATATTAATAAATATACTGATCCAGATGAAACTAATAATGTCTATTTTGATACATTAAAAACTTATAATAAATATATGATTAATTCATTTATGGGAAGAAATACTGGTAATGTTACAACTGATTTTACAGAATTAGAAATATTAAAAATGCCATTTGATAATTATAGCCTATCTTTAAAAAATAAATTAATTTCATCAGTTCAACCTAAGACAGCACCATTAATTGCTTCATCAGAATTAAAAGTAAATGGTCATGCTAGATTTGTAACAGATTCATATGAAACAGGATTAGTTAGACCATATGGATTTTACAATAAATCAGATTTAAATGGTATAAATGTTTATAATTTTTGCCTACATCCATTTGATCCTCAACCATCTGGGAGTATAAATTTCACATTCTTAAATGATATTTCAATGTATATGAATTTTAATAGTAATAATATACCAGATCAAGAATTTAGAATAAAAACTATGACAGTATCATATAATTTATTAAGAGTTATGAGTGGATATGGGGGATTAGCATTTGATGTTATATGATACCTATAAATAGGCATAAAAACGCTATACAAAATAGAGCAAATATAAATTTAATATTTTCAAAGAAAATTTTAAATTTATATTTTTTAATATAAGATATTATATCTATAGAAATATATAATGGTTGGAGGTGCCTTAATACAAATTGCTGGATATGGTCTTCAGGACATGTATCTATCATATGAACCATCAATTACATATTTTAAAATGGTTTATAAAAGACATACAAATTTTTCTTCTGAAAGTATACCTCAATATTTTCAAAATAAACCGAATTTCGGAGGTCGATATACGTGTAATATAGCTAAAAATGGTGATTTAATGGGGCCGATATATCTAGCAGTAACTTTACCGAATATACCAAAAATTGTAGATACGAGTTATATAAATCAAGATACAAGTTTAAAAAATAATGTAGTTACTGCGTGGTGTGAAAAAGTTGGTTTTGCATTATTAAACAGAATCGAATTTGAATTAGGAGGAAAAATTATTGATCAATTATATGGTGATTGGTTAAATGTATGGTATGAATTAACAATCAGATCAGAACAACCTGCATTAAATCATATGATTGGTAATGTTCCGCAAAATACTACATTATACAATGGACATGGATCATTTATGTTGAATGTTCCAATACCTTTTTATTTTTGTAAATATAATGGTTTAGCATTACCATTGATAGCATTAAATTATAGTGATATAAAAATAAATATTGAATTTAATAATTTGTTGGATGTTTTGATAGTTGGACCAACTCATTATATAACAATTAATGAAAATGTAGTTAATTTTCAATATCAAGAAATAATATCACAAACTGTTAATAATATAACATATTATGGAAAATTTATTAAATATGATGAATTTTTGAATAGATTATATTATATAAAAATTAATAGTAATACAACATTTGTATCAGGAACATCAATTGTAGGAGTAATTACAAAATATAGTGTAATGCCTAATGGGACAGAGGTAAATTATTTTTCAAAGATTAATAGTGTTATTAATTTTGATTCAATTACATTAGGATCTACTTTTTTGTATGTTGATTATATATTTTTAGATAATCAAGAGAGATTAAAATTTTCAAAATCAGATCATGAATATTTAATTGAATATTTACAATATGATAATGAAAAATCACTTATTAATAATAATAATAAAATAAAGATTTTATATACAAATCCAACAAAGGCTTTATTTTTTGTTGCCCAATATACATATATTGTAAATTCACCATTAATAGATTCATTTAATTATACAAATAGTTATAATAAAAAAACTGGATCAAATATTGTAACTCAGGTGCAATTTTTAATAAATGGTAAAGATCGTATAACTCCAAGAGAATCTCAATATTATTCATATATTCAAAATTATCAAAATTTTTCAAATACACCTAATGAAGGAATTATGGTTTATTCATTTGCAAATAATGTAAATGAATATCAACCATCAGGTGCATGTAATTTTTCTCAAATTGAAGATATTTCGATGGTTTTAACAGTTGATAAATCAGTAAATTATAATAATCCAGCAGTTGCAAGAATATATGCAATTTCATATAACGTTTTAAGAATAATAAATGGAGTTGGCGGATTGGCGTTTTGATACCTTTCCTATGGTCGTTTTTATAAATTATTTCCCAGTCGAACCAAAACCTCCTGCACCACGCTCCGTAGCATCTAAAGCATTAACAAATGAAACTTCAAATGGTTCTAGAGTTGGCATACAAATTTGGAAAAGTCTATCACCGCGGTTAATTTGATATGGAACATCAGATGTATTATAAACTTTAGCCATAATATTACCTCTGTAGGTTGCATCAATAATTCCTACAGAATTTGCCATCATTAGAGGTGTTTTCGAAATAGATGATCTAGGATATAAATAATATCCAGATACTTTTTGAAAATTAGGGGAGCATTGAATTTTGAAGTCAATAGTTCCAGTAGAACGAGGAGATATTAAGAGTGAATCAGGACAAAATAAGTCAAAACCACTATCAGTATTAAAATTTAATTTTTGAGTATAAAATTCAAAGACTGATTCATCTGGGCAAACGTTTAAGGTGTTCATAATATATTATAATCATATTAGTATATGATTATAAATTAAGAAAATCAATTTTTTATGTGATTAATTTTTTTATACATTGTGTGTAGCAACTACGCGGCCTAATTGATCGAGAACCTTTAATACAACGCCTTCATTCTTAACTACTTGTTGCATGGATCTGTTGTAATCATTTACTAATTTATCAACATCATCGTCATTAATTTGACCTTGTCCAGAAGGTCCAGCTGCATTTCTACCAACATTATTCCAATCTACTTGACCATCACCAGTGCCGTTACCATTGATACGTGCAACAATGTTTAATTTATCACGGTAGTTCTTGGCAGCTTGTTCTGCAGTTCTTAATGCATCTAATCTGCCAGCAATCTTTTGTTCAACAGCGGGATCTAATGTGATGTTTAAGCTTTGTAATTTGGCTCTTACATTGTTTGTTGCTGTGATTAAAGAATCACCAATGTAGGAATCATCGGTTAAGGGACGCCAGATGGTTGGGCTGTTAACGGTTCCAATAGCTAAGCCACTAAAGCTACCACCCTTCATGGATGAGGCAATTAAGTGACCGTAGCCTCTCATTTCAATAGGGTAGGCAGAATTTAAATTTTGGTTGTTGTTACCACCAGTTTGGATTTGGAAGGTGATTCCGCCACGGGCCATATTAGGGAAGAAAGGAGATCTAACTGCATAAGCATTGTTTAATAATCTGGAACGAACTTTCTTTAAATATTGAGCTACACCTGGATATAATAATGCTACGTGTAAGTTTGCAGAGTTTAATTGAGGTTGGGGTGCAATAAATCCAGAAGGAGCTTGTTGAATTTCGTATAAGGTAAATTCTTGTTTTAATTCTTGGAAGTGAGGAGCATAATCGTCGAGTAAAGCACGGGTGAAAGCTGGTGCACCAGCTGCTTTGTTACCAATTGCTTTTTCAAATTGAAGAATAAAACTGGATGCAGTTACTGATTGATTTTTCCATTGTCCTTGTTTTAAGAATTGGTTGAAAGCAGCAGGAAAATTTCTACGTAATGTTGCAATTAATTCTTCAATAGTAGTGGGTCTACCAATATTTTGATAAAATTCATTGAAGTAGCAGATGTGGTGTGTAAAGGCTTGTAATCTTAAAGGGGCGGCACCTACTGCACCTGAACCAGCAGCACCTAAATCACGATCACGTTGTATTCTTGCTTCAAGAGCAGCTGCTCTAAGGATATTATCTACAGCTCCTTGATTTGGACCAGCAGCGGCTATAGCAGCAATATTTCTGGCACTTATTCCTACGGTAGCTGGTGTGGATGGTGCACCAGCAGCGGCAGCAGCGGCAGGAACTAATGCTCTTGCGGCAATAACGGCTGCTCCTACTGCAGGTAAACTATTAGATGATTGTCTTGCAACAAGATTAGATGCAGTAAATCTATCAAATACTTTTTGTAAGACTCTTGCAGCTTCATTGTCTGCTTCAAATCTAGCTTCGTCAGTTGTAACGGTATTTCTTACACCAGCAGCAGTTACGTTTTTATATAAAATAGCATATGCAAGTTCAGCTGCATCTGCAGCAGCTCTTCCAATTGCTGCTGAAGCACCAGCTATAGCAGGCACTCCAGAACGCATAGCACGAATTGTTGCTTCTGCTCTTGCATCTTCTACACTTGCTGCAGGAGTATA